GTCCTCGACGCTCTCAAACAGCGGACGATCGCCGGTAGCAAAGATATGCACAAGCAACTCGGCCTTGACGCCGATCATGTTGATAAGTTCGCCACGATCGCTCAGCGACTGGTGCTTGAACGTGTTGGTCCCGTAGATGCTGTGAAACAGGCCGGCGAGGCACACGTCAGTCGGGTTGTCCCAGTCGCGCAGCAAGTCATGCACGCCCTTCAGGTGTTCGTACAGCGTACGTCCGCTGTGGCGCGTCTTATTCGCGTCCAGGCTGATCAGGAACTCGCGCTGCCGATCGTTCATCAGTACATCCGCCGTCCGCGTTGCGGCATGCCAAGAGACGGAACGCCACGCGCCTGCGGCGGCATCGCACCCATTGCACCAATTCCACCCATCTGCGGCATGCCCTGCGGAGGCCCACCCATGCCGCTCAACTCAGGCATCGTGCCCATGCTGTTCTGTTGCAGCGACATGCCCTGCTGCTGCGGTACCCGTGGCGGCATCGGCATGATGGACGGCGCTGCCGGTGCCAGCCCACTACCTGGGACACCACCGGCAGGCGTCTGCGGCATGCCGGGAGGTGCTGCCGTAGGCATGTTGGCCGGCATGGCGCCGGCAAGGCCGGACAGGCCCGCACCAAGCGCCCCGCCCTTGTTCTGCTGCTGCAATATCGTGTCGGCGATGTCGTCGCGTGGCTCACCGTATGGCATCGGGTTCTTCCTTCGTCGTCTTAAACATTAAGGTTATCCGCATCCCCGGATAGCTTCGCGTCACGCCATTGGCTCGGTGCGGCATGCGGCCATCGAACACGGCTATGCTGTTGGGCCTGGGAAAAAAGCAGGCGACGATCCGGTCCTCGCCTCGGTTGTAGAACATCGTCTCGCCGCCCCAGTTTGGTGACCACCGCTCGTGGGGGTAATACACGGCGGTGTAATTCCCAGGCTCGGTAGCGTCACTATGGACCGTGCCGTCCATGCCGTAGGCCATGCCGTTGGCGTAGCACCGCACCAGCTTGTGGCCGGAAAACACCTTGTCCTTAACCAGAAACCACGCGTCGTAGATCACAGGCGCGGTCTTCTTCAGCTCGTCCTCGCAACTGTAGACCTCGGCGCCAACCTTGCGGTGCCCGGCGTAATGCTTGTGCAGGAACGAATAACCGTCACGCTTGGAGTTGCTCTTCCAGCCGCTCTCCCAACCCGGCTGCACCAGAAAGTCGAAGACGTGCCGGCGCACCTCGTCGGACAGCGCATTCTCATGCCGTACCGGCTTTTCAAACTCGTGCGCCATTTAGCCCAACACCGATGGATATGGATCAACTGCGGCCTGCCGTTCCTTGAACAACTGGTTGCGCTCGCTCAACTGCCGCCGTGACGCCATGTCGGCGTTGCGGTTCTGCGCGTCCACCGCTTTCTGCTGCGCAACCTGATCGTGCAGCGCCATCTTCTGCTGCTCCTCCTGCATCTTCTGTTCATGCTGCATGGCGTCGTGCTGCATCTTGACGCCCATCTGCTGCATCTTGGACTCCTCAAGCCGGCGCTTGCTCTCGGCCTCGAACATCGCCACGCGCTGCTCGCCCTGTAGCTTCGCAGCCTCGATCGCGCCCTGCTGCTGTAGCTTTGTCATCTCAAGTTGTGCCTTGCCGTCAGCCTCGGCCTTCTGCGCCTCCAGCTTCTTGATCTCAAGCTGCGTGGTGGCTTCAAGCTTTTGCTGCTCGGCCTCCAGCTTCGGGTCTGGCTTGCCGACACGCTGCGCCGCCATCGCCTCGACCTGCTCAACCAGGTTGTCGATCGAGCCGTCCAGCGTCCGCCCAACCCGGAACGGCGCCACGCTGAACTTCAACAACTCGCCGCAGAACTCGGCTGCGCCCGGCTGCGCCGCTACCAGAGCGGCCAACTGCGGGATCAACTGCGCCATCATGCCCATGAACTCGCCACGGCGCTGCTTCTCGGCGTTCTCGTCGGCCTGGATCGTGCTGTCCGTCTCAATGTCCAACACGAACGCCGTCGTGCGGTAGTCGGCAATGAACTGCTCGATCAGTTCCTGCGTCGGACGCTGCTGCTCGTCCTCCATGTCGCCCTGGAGCTTGGTATATTGCTGCTCCAGTTGCTTCATCGCCTCGGGGTTCTGCTGTGGCGGTTGCTGCGGTTGTGGCGGGGCTCCCGGCTGCGGCGGCGCGATCTGTGGCTGCTGTGCCATCTGCGCCATCTGCATGGCCTGCTGCTGGATCATCTGCATCTGCTGCTGCAGTTCCATCATTTTCATCTCTTGCTCGTCAGCAGTCGGTATCTCCATCTGCGACATCTGCAACAGCGTCTCGAACTTGAAGTCGCTGCACATGATCTCGGCAGTGATCTCCTCGATGTCGCGCGCAACACGCACCATCTCGCCCTGTTTGTCGCGGATGCGCACCGAGCCATATTGCGACTTCAATTGCTGCGCGCCCAGCGTCTCGCCAGGATCGGTGGCGCCACGCATGATGTCGCTCAGCCCCATGATCTGGTAAATGTCCTCGATAATTTGTTTTCTGACGGCGATGACTTGCGTGATCGTCTGGGCGATCATGTCGATCGGCATCCAAATGATCACTTCCTTGCTGCCGCCGAACGCCGCCCAGTTGCTGATCGGCACCAACACACGCCCCGGCGACTTCATCTTCACCGCGGCCTGCACCGCGTCGCTGATCTCGGCTGAGCCCGCCGGATAGAACCCCTTCACCTCCAAATACTGGCTCAGGGCGTGCAACCGCCCCGTCAGCGTGTTCACCTCGTCCAACTGATCCTTGTACTGCAACACGTCCGGAACCGGGATCAGACTGCCAGGCTGCGTCGCGCCGTATGCCGGCATGGGACACGGGAAGAAGTTGTTGAGCTTGGCAAGCTCGCTGGGCTCGGCCTCGTCCAGCACGTCCTCGCAGCCCTCGGCAACCCAGACAACCTTGTTCAGGCCCTCGTGCCAGATCTCCCAGAACTGCGCCCGCTCGCGGTTGTCGGCACCGCCAATTTCCTGCGCGTCCTTGTCAACCTTGTACTCGGCGCGCTGGTACTCGTCGCCGCTGTACTTGCTGAACCGCGCCTTGGCCTGCGCCCGCGTCATGTACGAGGCCGCCGCAACCCACGTAACCTCGCGCCAGTTGCGTGACAGGCTGTGCAGGAAGTCCTTGCGGCCCTTGTGATCGACGCAGACGTACTCGGACTGCTCGCGGTCCTCGTCAGCCGGCTCGTACCGGCACCACGCTACACCGCGGCCCGTGGTGGCCAAGTCGTCCCGCACCAGCTTGAGCAGATCGTCAATGCGCGTCAGATCGAACGCCACCACCGAGCAACGCTCCAGCAACTCGCTGGTGGTTTGGTAGAGCGGGCGCCGGTCCTTGAACTTCGGCACCACCACCGGGACCGGCGGCTTGGCGTAAATGCTGGGCTTTAATATCTCAAGGTTGGCCCAGAACAGGTTGAACTGGCGATCACGTGTCGTCGAGCGCAGGAAGCTGAGGTTGGCGAACATCCGCTCGATGTTGTCGCAGGACTCGTTCCACTCCTCAAACGCCTTCTCGGACTCCTGCAGCATGTTGAGCCAGGCCTTCGCCTTCTCAGGCTCCATGGCCGGGTTGTTTTCGGCGTCACCCGCACGCTCGTCGTCGCCTGTCGGCGCCAGCTCTTCCTCAGCCGGCTCCAGGCTCCTGTCCTCGTCCGCCATAACCCCTCACTGGTTCAAGCTGGTGCTTGATCCGGTGATGACGCGGGCTGGTGAGTTAGCTGGCCATCATGGGCCACTTTCGGTGCCGGCTCAACTGGCGCCGCAGAACTCAACGCATCAATGCGCGTGGCCGCCGTCTTGAGAGCATCCGAGAGTTGACGTGACCGCGGCTCGATCCGCTGCGCCATGCGGCGCATCGAGGCAACCAAGTCAATGTCGTACTTGCGCTGTGCCGGTGTCATAGCCGTAACCCCCTCATGCCACGCTCGGCGCTGCGGTACTGGGCTGCGGCGAGATACCAACGCGCCTTGGTCAACGCTACACCCGTCGCCCCCGTCGCCAGGCGAGGGCACGCGGCGATATACCATCGCATCTTAGCCGCTGCAGTCTTCAAAGCGCCAGCCAACGGCGCGTCGTCAGGAATACCAATGCGCACTACCTCGTCCAGTATGATCATAACCGCCTCAAGCTCGGCGATCGTCAGCTTGGTGGCCTCGATCTGCTCCGACAGTGTCATAGCCGCAGCCCCCTCATGTCGCGCTCGTCTGTCGGCGGCGGAATGATCCACGATCCCGGCTCTATCTTTGTCTCAATGGGCGCCCGCGGTATTTGGCGCCACGCCAGCGATAGATACCGAAAGGCGTCAGCCGGATGTGATGTCCAGTCGTGAACGTGAGTAGCTCGAAAAGCCTTCTTTTCATCGTCCCATTCGCGCCGGTACTGCTCAAGGGCGGCGATACCCTGTTCCTCGGTGCGCGGGTGAAACACGCACAACGGCAATGTGCGTCGCACCGCGTTGATGCCATCAGCAATGCTTGCCATAGGCACAAGAAAGGGCTTAAGGCCAAGAGCCTGCATCGTCTCAACACGAGTCCGTCCCGAACCCCACTCCTTGATCTTAGCGTCGTGCGGAACAAAGTCGGTGCCGTGTCGCCAGCCATGCATGTGCTCCCGCTTCGCGATCTCCTCGGCGTAGTGCTCGACGCCGGCTCCGCTCGCTGAGTAGCAGTCGAGGATAAATAGCTGTGCGCCGACAACTTGGAACCACCAGATGCTGGTGTCGTCAGTTACCCCCAGGTCCCAGGCCCTGTGGACAAACTGATCAGGCAGCGCCTCGATGTCGTCCACGCGCCCTTCCGATCGCACCGCGGCCATCTCCAGCGCGTAGAATGAGCCCAAAACCCCTGCCGTGAACGAACAGAGCATTTCCTGCTCGTACATCATGCGCCCGTGATCGGCGCCATAGAGCGCGTTCAGTTCCTTCTGGGCCTCGGCAAGAGCCTGCTCGGTGAGCGCGCCTGTGTCCTTGGCTGTTAATAACTCGGCGAACCAGCCGTCGGTATGCTTCGCATGCTCGTAGAGCTGCAGGAAATGGTTGCGGCCCCGCGGCGTGCTGATGAACGCCGCCCAGCCGCTGTTCTCCTCGAGGATCGGGCGGTAGTAGGCCCAGGCCGCCGGGTTGGCGAGCGCATACTCGGAGAACACGATCCCGGCAACCGACGAGCCAATGCCCGAGCCACTCGTCACTGCGTCGCTGCCGACGACCTGCCACGTCGATCCGTTGTGGAAACGGACTTGCATGAGATCTTCACGGGTGTTCGATCGGAGCGCCTGTGGAAAACACTCGTCGATGCGCCTGCGGCCACTGTGCGGGTTAACCGCGTCCCACACCGCCTTGCGGGCCGTCGTGTATGTCGGCAGCATGTGCCAGTAGTTGGCCGGGCGTTCCATCATCGCCATGGCCGTCGCGTGCAGGCAGATCTCGTCCTTGCCGGCACGCCTGTGCCAGACGGCAACCGCGCGCTTGCCGCCGCGCATCAAGTAGCGCCAGAGCTTCTTCTGGTGTTGTCTCGGCTCCCAGCCCTGGTGCGGCAGGTAGGTTTTGCCGAGCGGCGCGTTCATTCGTCGTCGTCCTCAAGCATTTTGCGCAGCACAACTTTGATCTCGCCTTTGATCTCGAGGGTGTTGTCTTGTTGTGGCTTGCCCCAGCCGCGCTCCCACAGCATGTGGATCGCTTGGAGCTTTGTGTTCTCGCTCTGGCCGTTTACGGCAATGCCGGCAACGGTTTTGACGGTCGTCGGCGTGTAAGCCCGACACAATGAGCGGATATCTGCTGGTGCTTTGGCCACTTAGCTTGGGGTAGCCCCCTCCTCCTCGTCTCGTTTTGCGATCAGTTGTGCGATCTTGAGATCGATCTTGTGTTCCAACGCCGCGATCTGTGCGTCGATAGCGTTCGTCATGGCGGCGAGTTCTGCGTGCATATCGTCGCGCACGGCTTGGTCGCCGGCTTCGACGGCGCTGTCGATGATCGGGATAATTTTGCCGCCTGCCATGTGTGCCTCGCGCGCGCCCACAATACGCGCGCTCGCGCTAAGTTTCACGTGAAATATCCGGTGGCGGTGCGGCGCCTCGCTTGCGCTCGAACTGTTCTTCTAACTCTTGTTTGCTTACCTCGGATGGCCGCTTGGCAATTGGCACAACAGTTGCACTTAAGCTTTCTTTCTTTCTGGTTGTAGTTGTCACTGCATCTCTAGTCTGTAAGCCTTTGATATTCCTGTATGTGGCCCAACGATCGAGCGAAGATCGACGCTTGGCTGACACCCGATCTATGGCTGATCTTATTTCCTCGTCGGCACGCTCGTTCCGCAAACAGCCGTTATGCACATACAGCTTGCCCTTGCTGATCAGCCGCAACCGGATGGCTTTCCATGTGCGGATATCACAGCGCATCCATTTTGCGATCTCACGCGGATCATCGACCAGAATGCCGTCGCGGCAATAGAGCAGATCAAGAACGGTGTTGTAGGCGCCGCATTCCTCAAGCGTCAGCCCCATCATGCCTATGAGCGCCGCGCGCGGATCGCGCTTGTACCATTTCAGCGTGCCCATTGTTGTCTCATCTTGGCAGAGGGGTGTGCATAAGCGGCGCGGGTGTGCATGCCGCAATACGACGAGCCCTGGACGCGCTCGGCGCCGCAGTACAGTTGCGTGCTGGGCTCGCCCGGTATCCAGCGGCAGTGATGATCCTCTAGGTTCTTGAAGTGCACTGGGCCGGACGGCTTGCGGGGCTTGATCCGGAAGCGGGCGATGAACGGCAGAGGTTTCCGCTTGCGCGGGCGGCGCAATGGCCGCTTGCGTGGCTTGCCCTTGCGGGCCGCCCAGTTCAGGCCAATGCGGCGCGACTTGCCGATCACGGCATTGCGGGTGACGCCCAGGGCCGCGGCGATCTCGCGGGACGTGCGGCCAGAGGCCAACATCGTCTTCAGCGTCTCAACGCTGTCGGCGTTCCAGTCGAAACTTGTGGAGCCGCGCATGGACGATCCAAATTAAAAGCGCGGCGACGGGCCGCTGAGTCACGGGTGGCTGGTTCGCCATTGGTCGAAGGTGTCGGGTAGCTCGGCGAGTAGTTCAGTCGCTGTACCGTGGTCGCCTTTTTCCCGCATGCAGCGTTCGAGGATGGAGCGTTCCGATCGGACGAACGAAACAGGGTCCCAACTATCGCCGCGCTTGCGACGGACGCGCCGCATCAGCATCCATTGGATGCCGTCGCTCGCCAGAGCCCAGTCGCCTGCCGTCGCAAACACCCGATCCGTCATTGAACTTCCCCGCGAAGCAGTCCCCACTTCTTCAGCACCAGCAACGCAGCGTCGAGGCCAACCGCTATGCAACTACAGCCGCCGGCAGCGTAGACGTTGGTCACAAACTCCATTTGCGCTTGGGTCGGTCGTCCGCCTGGCGCCTTCAGCTCCAGCGCAAAGAACCTGCCGCGGTGCAGCAGGATCAGGTCCGATACGCCCGGCTGAACGCCGAGGCCCTTCGCCCGCAAGGCCTGGATCGGTATGCCGCGCTGGTTCTTCTTGCCGCCAAGCAATGCGCCATTGAAGGGGTGGAAAAACACCAAGCCGGGGACGCCGCGGGTGCGTAGGTGCAGCACCACGGCCCGCTGGATATCGTCCTCGGTATGCCGGCGGCGTTTCGGCCCGGACGCCACAAGTGCCGGGCCTGCCGATGCTGGACGCGGTACCGAGGCAGCATTTCGTGGGGCGTGGCCGCTCATGCGTCCTCGGCCCCTAACAGTTCGTCAAGCGTAGCGAGGCGCTGCAACGTGTCTTCCGCCCAGTACACCATGCCGTGGCGGCCCCAATTTTCGTGCCGGTGGTTCTCGTTCCACTTCAGGGAAGCCAGCGAGCCGCCAAACAACCCAACCGGACAGGCAGGCGGACATCCGCCGGCAATGTCCCTCGCGTCGGGCTTGTCGCTTCCGTGCAGGAACAGCAGCCACACCGGACGCTGGGAAATTTCCCCAACGTGCAAGTAATCCTTGTAGTGGTGCAGATCGATGCCGGTACACCAACGCCGGGACGCACGATGCCAGGTGAAAACGGTTTTGTGCTTTGCCTCGATCCAGTGCATGGCCGGAAACACGAACATGTCGGGCGCGGCGAACTGATCGGACGCGAAGAAGCGCGGCCCCTTGCCGGTGTCTATTTCCTTTTCATAAACCGGCAGCACGCTATTGCCGCGCGAACGGCACCACCTTGCGATAATGCTTTCGCCGATCTGGCCTTGGCGCAACCGCTCGTCAAAGGGCATTGGCTACCCAATGTCTGCATACGGTTCGACAACAAACCCGATCGACTTGAACCGCTCGGCAAATGAGCCAACGTCGTCACCGAAATAGAAAAACGCCTGCCCCTGTGTCGGCGCGGCGATGTTGCCCTCATCGTCGTAAAACTTGATGCGTCCACGGGTGAAGCAAATTGCATCCGCGCAAGACGCAGCTTCATGAAACCATGCCGTATCGGTATAATTGTGCGTGAGCATGATGCCGGCGGTGACGCGCTTCATCATCCGCTCAGCAACCATCTTTGAAACAAACTCGGCGATCAGCGGCTGCGCATACGGCGGGTTGAGCCACACGCGGCCATGCCACTTGTGGCGCAGGCCGTCCTGCTCCGCGGTGAAATATTTCTCCGCCCGAACTTTCTCTTGCGCCCTATCGCTACTGGCCGGATCGAGATCGAACCCACCGAGAACGTCGCGCGCGGCTGCTAAATACTCGTCTGGCGTGTACCACTCGTTCTCACCTGTCCCGCTCGCGCCGCGCTGGTCCGTCTTCTCGGCCATCGCCTTGCGGTAGGCCGCGCCGTAAAGCAGCGCCTGATACTTGTCTTCGGTTTGCAGCCACTTGCGCCAGCGCGAGACTTGCTGTTGCTTGATCTCGGTTTCGGCCTCGGCGTTGTCTTTGGTAAGCTGTGAACGCCGGTCCGCGTTTACAGCCTTTCCGCCGGGCGGACGGTGCCTCACCCCCACCGCCCCATCCCACCACGTCACAAACGCCGCCTGCTCGGCAATTTGCAGCATCACGGCCTCGGTGAGGGCTTCCCAGTCCTTGATCCGCTTGGCATGTTCGCGCGCGGCGCCGAGCGCAGCGATACGGACAGCCGACTGCTCTGGCTTGAAATTGGCGAGCGCATTGGCCTTCGCCCTGACGAGTTCCGTCATGCCGGCCCCAGGCCGTGCCGTTCACGGTGGGGCGGGTAAATGTCGGGACGCAGATCGTGGCGCGGGATGCCGGTTACCTGTTCAACCACCAAGACATGATCGACGGGGACGTGCTTCCACAGGTAAACGGCCTGCCGGGTGAGGCCGAGAGCGCGCGATAGTCGGGCCCCGCCCCCAGCCGCCTTAATGGCCTTCTTGGCAACGTTCCTGAGTGAGTTTGACATGCCCCATGGTAAAACTTACTATGCTAAAAAGTCAACCAAGTTTTCTCTAGTAGTCACAGCCCACTGGTGGTGTATGCCGCGCATGGGCCTGCCGGAACGTCTACGCAAAGCAATGAACGACAAGGGTATCAACGGCGCCGAACTAGGGCGCAGGATCGGCCTGGAGCGGCAGGCTGTCTACAACTGGCTTTCCGGACGCGCTGAACCAACGCAAGAAAACCTGAGAAACTTGGCTGTCATCCTCGACGTTGAACAAGAGTGGCTTTCGTCCGGACGCCGAGCAAAACCGGACATAACCTTGGGGCTTCAATTGCACGGCGAAGTAGCAGGCGGGGTTTGGATCGAGGTGCATGAGAACCAAGATACGGAGTTTCGCCGCGTGGCTGTCGCGCCGGACCCCAGATATCCCACCGACGCCCAGTACGCCCTCACAGTACGGGGAAACAGCGTCAACAAGATCGCCCCGGACGGCAGCATCATCGCCTGCGTCGACATCATGGCCTCCGGCGTCGAAGTCCGGGACCGCGACCTGGTGGTTGTCGAGCGCAGGCGGGGCTCTATCGTGGAAACCACCGTCAAACGCGTTAGGAAGGCCGCCGGTAAGCTAGAGCTGTGGCCGGAGAGCGACGACCCCGCCCACCAGGAAAAGCTCGCCATTGGCCCCCGCAAGGGCGACGGCGAAGTCATTGTAAAGGCTCTGGTTATTTCAACGACAGTCCCGGTTCCGCGGGGCTCTTGAACGGCTGTCCCCATTTTTTTTGCGAATATCGTACAAACTTGCTTGACAGTCGGTAAGCAACCTTTA